ATCAAGAACGAACCTGACTACGCATTTCACCTACGCAACTTACCGAGGAACCGCACCATGAAAGTAAAAGATCTAATCGCACTGCTCTCAACCATGCCGCAAGAAGTATATGTGGCCGGAACTGATGATGAGTTTGGAACATTTGAGTTTAGTAACGTGTACTTCAATGATGTTCTGGATTACGGAACGGTGCTCATCCAAATGCGCGGTCCAGAAACGCTAGAACAAGAATACGAAAACGCATGTGCAAAGGACGACTAAACGTGAGAATCGATCTGCTACTGAACTGGCTGGCCTTTCTTGCGGTGCTATACGTAGCCTGCCTGTGTGTCTACGCCATTGTTGTTTTTAACTGACAGGAGACGCTAAATGCTGGTCAACGGACAATTTGTCAAAGACTGGGACAAATCCCAGATGTGTACCGGGTACTATCGTAAGCAGCAACCCAAGTGGATTTCGTGGGATATGGAGCGCCTGCAAGATTCACTCGTTTGGGGGAAGCGCCTGCGCCCTACCCTGCTAGATCGCATCAAGTACATAGGCTTTACTCGCTAACATGCAGATCATTGAAAACAAAGCGCTTCTTTTCAGGACGCGCAACCCCAACAAGTACTCGATCATACCCAAGCACAAGGTCTTGGAGGCAGATGATGACGGCATACATGAGGTGGCCGTCTACTGGGGACTAGACGAAGCGAGGGTGTTACACAACCTTGGCGTGAAGAATGTACCCTCGCCAATCACCAAGCGGTACAGTTGGCCGGGGCGCTACAGGCCCATGCAGCATCAAATAGATACTGCCGCTTTTCTGACAATGCACAGGCGGGCGTTTTGTTTCAATGATCCCGGCACAGGCAAAACAATGTCCGCGTTGTGGGCTGCGGACTACCTGATTGAGAAGGGCTACGTGCGCCGGGTGCTGGTGTTGTGCCCGCTCTCGATTATGCAGTCGGCGTGGATGCAAGACTTGAACAACGCCATCATGCACAGGAGCGCCATCGTTGCGCATCACACACAGTCTTCGCGCAGGATCGAGATGATTCAGCAGGACTACACGTTCGTCATTACCAACTACGATGGGCTAGCGCTAGTTGCACCGGAGATCATCCGCGATGGGCGCTTCGATCTGATCATTGTGGACGAAGCGAACTGCTATAAAAACGCCACGACCAACCGTTGGAAAGCGCTAGCATCAATCATTAAGCCGGAGACCTACCTGTGGATGATGACGGGTACGCCTGCTTCGCAGTCCCCTGTGGACGCTTATGGTCTGGCTAGGCTAGTGAATCCGGGCGGTGTTCCGAAGTACTTGTCGGCGTGGCGCGACATGACGATGCACAAGATCACACAGTTCAAGTGGGCACCCAAACCCAACGCTGCCGAGCTAGTGTTTGAGGCGTTGCAACCTGCGATTAGGTTTACCAAGGCGCAGTGTTTAGATCTGCCGCCCGTGATCACGGTCACCCGCGATGTACCAATGACGCCACAGCAGAGCAAGTACTACCGGCTACTCAAAGAACAGATGATGGTCAAGGCCGCTGGGGAGACGATCAGTGCAGTCAACGCAGGCGTAGCCGTGAGCAAACTCCTCCAGATTTCGTGTGGCGCAGCATATACGGATGACGGAGAAGTGGTTGAGTTTGACGCCAGCCCAAGGCTTGCAGTGTTGGAAGAAGTGCTGGAAGAGACCAAACGCAAGGTACTGATCTTCGCCATGTTCCGATCTAGCATCGACGCGGTGGCCACATACCTAAACAAGAAGGGCTACCCCACTGAGCAGATCCAAGGCGATGTCAGCCCAGCTAAGCGCAACAGGATCATTCACGACTTCCAAACCACAGATAACCTACGGGTGTTGGTGCTACAACCTGCGGCTGCGGCGCACGGGTTAACGCTGACTGCTGCGGACACGGTGATCTTCTATGGCCCGCTGATGTCGGTTGAGATGTACACACAATGTATCGCCCGCGCTGATCGTAAGGGTCAGGACTCGGACAAGGTGACGGTTGTGCATCTTCAGAGCAGCCACATCGAGCGCGAGATGTTCAAGGCAATGAACAGCAAAGTGAGCGAACACGCGCTGCTGGTGAACCTGTTCAACGAGGAGATCAAAAGCTGAACAAACCACTTGCAATGTCAAACGGATCGTGTAGAATGTCAAACACTAGACAAACTTGGAGTAGGAAATGAACGAAGACACCATTCAGATGGACAAACTCGTCCGTGTTTATCGTAAGATGTCAACCCGCATTCAGGAGTTGACCGCAGAGTATGAGAACACCGTTGAGCCGATCAAGGCCCAGCAGGAGCAGATTAAACTGGCGATCAAGGATCAAATGCTGGCGCTTGGGCTGGCATCCGTTCGCACTGTAGAAGGTACTGTGGTGTTGTCCCAAAAGACGCGCTACTCTACGCAGGACTGGGACTCATTCAAGAAGTTCGTTATCGAGCACGAAGCTGTGGATCTGTTGGAGAAGCGTGTAGCGCAGACCAACATGGCGCAGTTTCTGGAAGAGAACCCCGGTCTTGTTCCCCCCGGGCTGAACTCCATGTCGGAGTACGGCATCACTGTCAAAAAGCCAACCTCTAAATAAGGCACTTTTCAATAATGTCCAACGTAGCTATTTTCAATCCAGCGCAAGCCCCTGCACATGTCCGCGCGCGGACAGAACTCTCGTCAATGGCCAAAGCCCTCAGTGGTGGCGGCAGTAGCGGCGGTAAGCGAATCAGTATTGCAGGCGGTGTGTTCCGTCTGTACCACGGCGGCAAAGAGATCGCTGCAATCGAGGATCGGTTCCTTGATGTGGTAATAGTTAATGCCGCTGCTCACATTGGTCGGGTTTGGTACGCGAAGTCTTATGATGGCGAGGCAACTTCACCTGATTGCTGGTCTGCGGACGGGTCTGTACCTAGTGCCGACTCAACAAACAAGCAGTCAGATTCTTGTGCAACCTGCCCTAAGAACATTGCCGGGTCGGGTCAAGGTAACTCGCGTGCTTGCCGCTACCAGCAGCGCTTGGCTGTTGTGCTACCGAACGATATCGGCGGGGATGTTCTAGCGCTTCAAGTACCGGCCACCTCGATCTGGGACAAAGACGCTAAAGGCGACGACCGTCCGTTGCAGGCATACGCCCGGTATCTGGGTGCGCAGAAGATCGAGCCAAGTGATGTGGTCACGCGCATCAAGTTTGATACCAAGAGCCAGTCGCCCAAGATGTTCTTCAAGGCAATGGCGTGGGTAGAGGGCGACGATCTGCCAACGATTGAGATGCAGAGCAAGTCTGATGATGCTGTCAAGGCGATCACGATGTCGTTTTCTAAGAACGAAGCTGCTGCTCCAGCGCCATTGGCACTCGGCGCGCGCCCTGACCGCAAGGTAGAAGCTAAAGCGGAAGCCAAAGCAGAAGCCAAGTCAGCACAGCTTGAAGCTCTGGTGGCCGACGATGAGGCGTCTGAAGAGCCAGTGCTGCTCCAGCGCCATTGGCACTCGGCGCGCGCCCTGACCGCAAGGTAGAAGCTAAAGCGGAAGCCAAAGCAGAAGCCAAGTCAGCACAGCTTGAAGCTCTGGTGGCCGACGATGAGGCATCTGAGGAGCCAGTCGTGCGTAAGGAAGAGAAGAAGGCTAGCGCTGTGCCTGCGAAGAAGAGTAATCTTCTCGCTATGGTCGATGACTGGGAATAAATCTTAGAGGGGCTGGGGGCTTCGTGCCCCCGCTAAATATGTCTTACACACAGAAAACAATTGACATCGTAGCCGAGGCACCCAAGACACTGGGTAACCAGCTTGGGCGCTGGGCGGTCTATCGTGACTTCCCGGTACTGCGCATAGCCAAGATCACGGGCGCTACGCGCCAGTCTGTCTACAACTGGTTCTCGGGCAGGGAGGTCTTCCCTGCTTATCGACCGATCATCGAGGCACTCATTCAAATTTTGCGGGCCAACCCGGACCCTGAGATTGCATACCAAGAAGCATGCAAGAAGTTCAATATCAACCCGTAACTTGGGGCGTTTATGGTGCCGTTGCGTTTTTTGACGCAGGTTCTGCCGCCTCCGGGCAACGGGTATTACTGTGCCGCAGAACTATCGCGTAAGAAAGAGCATGTCTTTGGTGA